GTGTCCAATCCATAAACATAGGATCCTGTGGTCTTACACAAACATAATTTATTTTTTGTTTTTTCGTACAATGACATATAAGTAATAAGTAACTTAATGCATTGGTCTATTTCCTTTAATAACTTACCCAATTCCAACAATGATAATTTCAAACTAAATACCAACTTATCTCTAATTTCAGGATGTTTGTAACTTTCTCTCAATTTGTGAAACAATTTATGAATTATGTTCGGGTCAATCGTACGATTCACTTTTTCTTGATTTTTTGGGTCAATCAGAGGTTTCTTATCATTGGGATTTTTACTGGACTTGAAAATTTCAATTAGTTGATCTATTGTCACAACTACGTTGGCTAAAATGTTCATTATTTTTTGTAATGATGTGCTACTAAAATCACTACTATTCCTCATGGATCGACTAATTAACAAAGCCTGATGGAGTAAAAAATAAATATTGAATGATAAGTAATCCCTGATATCCAAATAATGAAATCGAACATTGCGAAATGTTTCGGATGGTTTGACCAAATTATTTTTGGAATCGTATTCGAACATTTCGGAAAAAAATTTTCGTAATTTCAATATGTAAATATTATTCCCATCCGTGTTCTGACTAGGATCTATATCAGTTGGAACAATTTCCATGAAAAAATCGTATTTGGTTTCAGTATTATTAAGTTTGTAAAATATATCAGCCAAATATTTATGAACATCACGACTATAAATATTTTTGGATTCTGTTTGTTCTCGTAAGTTTTGATGTATTTCCAAAAACAAGTAAATCACTTTCGGAATACCAGCCACTGACCCCTCCAAACGAACAACATTAATTGGCCCATTCACATAAGCAGCATCTGAATTAAAAATATTGGCATTGTTGGACATAATTTATGATTGTGATAAAAAACTTGATTTTTTCTCTCGCAAAAGATAATTATTTTTCAATTTTTGGTATGTCAGAATTATTTGAATTTCTTTGGAAAATTCGATAAATCAGAACATTGGATCAAATGTGGTGGGAAAAACAAATAATACAATTTCGCATCAAAATCCGGATAATAATTGGGATCATCCACAATCATTTTTTTTACCATATTGTTTACCTCTGATAAATCATTAATGGCACTGTAGGCGGTGTGTGTAATTTTGAATTGAAATTCTTTGACCAACATAATGAGATAATGCATGGTATGCATACCACCAGTATAAATAATACCATGTGTAATATAATCTTTATCCAAAAATCTTCTCAAAAAGAAAAGATCCGTTATTCTGACCATTATATTAAGTAACAAAAAGCGTATGTCGTGAATACAAATTTCAATGTTTGTGGCTTCACGCCAAATTTTTCTATAATCCATGTGATATCCAACATAAATATTATTCAAACCCAATTTAGTATTTATCTCGGAATTGGATTTATTAACTACCAATTTATTCGTTCCCTCGGAATATTCCCGCTTTAAATCATTCATTGCGTCAATACTAGTATTTATAAATTTAATCATTTTTTCCAATTTGGATAGATTGGCATCCAAATAATGATTTAAGATGGTCTTTATTTCAGGATGTTTGTAAGATTCTATGATCTTGGTAAAAAGTCTGCGAATTTGTTCAGGTTGGAATTTGATAGACTCTTCGTCTGGTATTTTTTGCAAAATAGGTTGCTTGGGAGTCTTAGGTTTCTCTTTTGATTTGGCCAAAAAAATAAGTCGGTCAATGGCAATATTGAGATTTTCCAAATTTTTTATCATATATGGTAGTACCGAAAATTGATCACGTCCACAAGTCAATTCGTCAAGATAAAACATCATTTCGGTCTCCAAGAGAAAAAATTCTTTTTCCAAATAATATCTGACATCAAAATAATGCAACCGAACATTCCGAAAAATATCAGACATTTGAACTAAATCTTTATCAGGATCATATTTGAAAATATTCGAAAAAAATTTACGGAGTTGTGACAAGTATCTTTCCCTTTCAAAAATTTGATCATCATCACGATTTATCCTGGCAAACGATGGATCAATTTCTAAGAAGAAATCATACACAATGTCTGAATCGTTCAGTTCATAAAAATTTTCAGCGAAATATTTGCTGATATTTTGACTATAAACATTCGAACATTGTGTTTGTTTTGCGGGCGGCATATGCAGATCGGCAAATAAATAAATTACTTTTGGTATACCATGCACAGTTCCCTCAAGACGAATAACATTAATGGGTCCACTAACTTGTTCCACATTGGGATCAAACATATTTTTGTTTGACATTGAATTATACTTAGTTGGAATATATTAAAATTTACGATTTGGTTTGGAATATATTATAATATATTTTTCTCACTCGAAATTTTCTGGAAAATTTGTCAGGTTGGCGCATTGTATAAGTTGTGATGGATTAATTAATTTGACCAATTCTTCGTAGTTGTTATGGAATTTTTTGAATTGGTCATTGAGTTCGGTTACAGACTGAGTGCTCATATAACTGGCATGCGTAATTTTAAAATCAAAATCATTAACCAATATGTCCACATTATATAAAATATGTGTCGGATCAATACAAACGACAGCATTTGTGACATAATCCTTATCCAAAAACCTTCTGAGAAAATAAATGTTGGTCAAGTTATCAAAGAGACGTAATTGTTTGTAATAAATCTTCGCGAAAGATTGGTAAAGATCTACATAAATATTTAATTCACTCGCATAATCCATAGTATAGCAATATTCCTGCAAATATTTATTGAAATAAAGTTGACTTTTATATTTTTGCCAAATCTGATGATAATCAAGTATTTTTACTATGAAATCAATCATTTGTTTTTGGCTATCGAATATTTCTTTCATGGTATGATCTAAATAATTGGTCAATTTTTTTTTGACCAATTTATGTTTGTAAGATTTTTTCATTTTGTTGAACAAGTAATTTATTGCATTGGGATAAAATTCAGTGGGAAAATATTTATATTGCCAAAAAGGTTTTATTTTTTCGGATATTTCAGTTTTGTTTTGATAAATAGCTTCAAGTTCTTTGACCATGACAGCAGCACGATAAATATGTGTCGCAATTTGAGTTAAAAGCTCATTCATATTATTAATCAGACGATCATGTTGCAATAAATTTTTCGCACTATTTAGTTCAGACAATAATGGCAAGACAATATAATTCTGAATATCGAAATAATGCAAACGAACATTGTTAAAAATATCAGACATTTTAACTAAATTTTTATCCGGATCATAATTCAACAATTTCGAAAAAAATTTAACAATCTGATATATATATATAGCTTTTCGAGATACCATTTCGTTTTCTTTGGCGTAAAATGATAATACGGATGGTTTCATATTCAAAAAGAAATCATAGATCTTGGATCCGTGCCGTGCATGATAAAAATTAAGTGCCAAATATTGTTCAATGTCTTTGCTGAAAACGTTTGGACATTCCGTTTCTTGCTCTATAGGAAGCGTATCAGCGGCAAGCATAAATAAATAAATAACTTTACGAGTGGCATTCACTTCTCCTTCCAAACGTAAAACATTAATGGGACCACTAACTTCTTTTACATTCGCGTCAAAAATATTTGTAGGTAATGACATTTGATAAAATGATATAATATTATAACATTAGAATATATTCAAATATATTCCGGATATATTTGAAATACATTAGAATACATCAGAATACATTAGAATGCATTGAAATATATTCCAATGTATTCTAATATAATAACAATAATGGGTTTCCAATTTTTTGACCAATATTCTCTTTTACATTTTGCTGCAGGTGTCATTGCATATTTTTTGGGACTTGGATTTTGGCTATGGTTTGTCATTAACATTTTTTTTGAATGGATAGAAAACACACCCGATGGTCTTATTTTATTGAATAGATTGAAGTTCTGGCCTGGGGGTAAAAAATATTCGGATTCCATGATTAATCGCACAGGTGATGTTTTTTTTTGTATGTTGGGATGGTTAACAGCCAAGGTCCTGGACATGTATGGCAAGAAAAATCAATGGAATGTCATATCGCTATAATTGTTTTGTTATCAGGTTGTCAGACCATCTCATAAGAAATCACGTGGAAAGGTAGTTAAATTGGAACACTGTTGAAAATTTTGTGGTAATATCAATTCTTGTAGTTCCATAAGACTGCGATTTTTGACTTCATTATTCAGTTTCAACATATTAGTAATTTTACTGTACGAAGCATGAGTAATTTTGAAATCAAAGAAATGGGACAAAACATAAACATACGTATTGGAATGTAAAGCACCACTATAAACAATGGCATGAGTAATATAATCTTTATCAAGAAATCTTCTCAAAAAATAAATATCTGTTAATCTGGCAAAAAACTCGATAAATCTTTCTTCCAATAATTTTTCCACAGTGTTATTAATATCGATAATCATATTTCTAATGGTATAGGAACTTAGACCATAACTGTACGTATTAGTATCTTTAATAAGAGTACCATCATCAGTTTTAATTTGGTCCCAGTATTTTTGGAATCGTTTAACTGCCTGATCAATCTCTTTGATGGCTAACTCAAAATTTTTTATGGTGTTGTCAATCAACATATTCATAATGTCTTTCACTTTGTCATGTTTATAAACTGATTTAATTTTGTGAGTTAAATAATCGAGCACTTGTCGGTCCACAGATCCGGGTCTTTTCCGAATGATAATTGGTCTTTTTTCTTTCTTATCGTTTTTGTCGTGTGTTTTTTTCAAAATTTTAATGATATAGGCAAAATGATCACCCATTAATTTGGCCAATTCAATAATGCGATTCAAACTTCTCAAATCAATATTATCATTTATCATGAATCTTTTAGCGAGTTGTGTAATTTCTGAAACTTGATGATGAATATTATGTTTGTAATAATCCCGAACATCCAAATAATGTAGTCTAACGTTTCGAAATAATTTATTGATAACCACTTTGTTTTTTTGCTTATCGTATCTAAAAATTTTTCTAAAAAATTTAACTACTTCCTCAATATACTTTTCCCTATAGTCTTTCCGTTGGATACCTTCTTGGTATCTAGTATTGGCTAATTCCGTGGGATAAATTTCTGCAAAGAAATCATAAATACGATCCGTTGAGCTATTACTTAATTTATAAAAATTATCTGCCAAAAAATATTGAATATCTTTGCTAAAAACATTTTCACATTGAGTTTGGTTGGTCACAGACATATGATAATCCATGAACAAATATATGATTTTTTTAATTCCAAAAACTTCACCTTCCATTCGTATAACATTAACAGGGCCATTAATCATTCGGGCCTTGGGATCAACAATGGGATTATACGTTGTCATGAGCTTATATACAATATCATAACAAAATTAGAAAATTATCAATTTAAAACTTAGTCGAAATTCCAAATTGATAAGATATATTTAGCGTCTGCTATTTCTTCTTGATCTTGATCTGGATCTGGATCTATTGGTACCACTAGAAGAGCCACTGCGACTAGATCTTCTGGATTTGCTGCCAGATCTTGAGCCGGAGCTTCTGGATTTGCTGCCAGATCTTGAGGTGGAGCTTCTGGATTTGCTGCCGGATCTGCTACCGGATCTGCTACCGGATCTGCTACCAGAAGATCCGCTGCCGGATCTGCCGGATCTTGAGCCGGATCTTCTGGATCTGCTGCCGGATCTGCTGCCGGATCTGCCGGATCTGCTGCCATCATCACCACCGTCAGGTTTGCCACTACGACCATAGGGATTATTACCCAGGCTGCGACCATCAGGTTTATTTCTCAATCTACTATTTCCTCTGGCTCTGGCTCCGCCTTTCTGGGGCTGCTGTTGAAAGAGATAATTTTCGTCACTAAATCCGCCCAGTTGTTCAGGATTCATGTTGGAGAAATTTTGAAAAGATCGCCCTTGATTTGGTGGCAAAAGAGAGCGTGCCAACATGGCTTGTTGTTGGAGACTTTGGAGGTTTGGATTGAGATTTGGTTGGAGACTTTGGAGGCTTCTGGCAGTATCTGGAGGAAGATTGAGTGCACCACCCAATTGATTCATGAAATAGGGTTGATTGAGCGCACCACCATACTCATCGAATGGAGGATTCATAAGTGCACCACCAAGTTGTTCAAAAGAACGTTGATTTCTGAAACTTTTTTTGTTGGATCTACGACCATTTTTAGAACCGGAATCATCGTTAAAATTGGAACGATTGTGATCTAATTGGGATTTTGGCATATTACTAATTTATAGTAACAAATTAATTTATTTAATTTAATAAAATTTCCCATCCAATTGCAACCGCACTTATACCGAAATTGATTAATTAAATTAAATT